ATCTAGCACCATCAGCAGTTGCTATGCTCAAAGAACGATATGAAGGCACAAGGATTGGAAGACAAGAACTTTATGCAGAGATACTAGAAGATGTAGAAGGTGCATTGTTTAATCATGGGCTAATAGATGATGCAAGAGTAAGAGAAGCTCCTGAGCTAGAAAGAATTGTTGTAGCAGTAGACCCTGCTGTAACATCAACAGAGACATCCGATGAGACAGGCATAATTGTTGCAGGTAGAGATAAGGACAATCACTTTTATATTCTACAAGATGCTTCACAAGTAACATCACCTGATGTGTGGGTTAAAAAAGCAATAGAGTTATACAATCGTTACGAATGTGATAGGATTGTAGCAGAAGTAAACAATGGTGGAGATTTAATTGAACGACTTTTACGAACACAAGACAGCACAGTTCCTTACACAAGTGTTCGTGCTACAAGAGGAAAACAAATTAGAGCAGAACCAATCTCTGCATTGTACGAACAAAACAGAATACACCATGTCGGGTATTTCAAGGATTTAGAAGAACAAATGTGTCAATTCACAGGAAATAATGTAAAATCTCATGATGACAGGGTGGATGCTTTGGTATGGGCTATAACAAGTCTGCAAAGCTCAGGTAAAGCAATTTTTAGGATAAGTTAAACATGGGATTATTTGATAAATTTTTTAAGGCAGAAGAAAAACCAACACAAAAAAAAGAAGCACCTAAAGTTATGTTTAACAAACTTGATGCTTACTCATCTAAGACCAACAGAAGATACAAAGACTATGCTAAAGATGGCTACCAAGAAAATGCCATTGTGCATAGATGTGTTCAGCTTATCTCTAACTCTGCATCATCAGTAAAACTATGTGTCTATAGTGGTGATACAAAACTAGACAATCATGAACTTATATCATTACTAGACAGACCTAACCCATTGCAATCAGGTGTAGAATACTTTGCATCACTATATTCTTATTTACTAATATCAGGTAACTCGTACATTCTGCGAGATACAGAATCATTTACACCACCAAGAGAATTATATTTATTAAGACCTGACAGAATACAAATCAGGGCAAGTGAATCAATCATACCGACAAGCTATGACTATGTTATCGATGGCATAGTTAGAAATACTTATCCTGTAGACCCAAAGACAGGTAGTGGACAAATCAAACAGATTAAACTGTGGTCTCCACTAGATGATTTTTATGGACTATCACCAATCGGTGCTAGTGCTTACAACATTGACCAACACAACCTTGCAGGGATGCACAATGTGGCACTTCTTAAAAATGGGTGTACTCCGAGTGGTATGCTTAAATTTGAACCCACAGATGAGACAGGGATGTCTACTCAATTAACAGATGACCAACGAGCTAGATTGCTAGAAGATTTAGAGTTTAGGTTTCAAGGAACTCATAACTCAGGAAGACCGATGTTACTAGAAGGAAACTTCTCATATCAGCAATTAGGCTTGAATCCAAAGGACATGGATTTCTTGGAACTCTTAAACTTATCTGCAAGAGAGATTGCATTGTGCTTTGGTGTACCTGCTCAACTTATCGGTATACCTGATAGCCAAACTTACTCAAACATGGAAACAGCTAAACTTGCATTGTATGAAGAAACAATTCTACCTTTACTTAGCAGAGTTGAATCAGACTTAAACGAATATCTTGCACCACTTTATAGTGGAGACATATCAATCAGATATGATTTAGATTCTATTCCTGCTATGGCAGAGAAAAGAAGACAAATCTATGACAATGTTACACAAGGTGTTCAAGCAGGTATCATTACTCGTAACGAAGCAAGAGAAAGATTAGGACTAGAAGAAATATCAGGTGGTGATGACTTATACATTCCATCTAACTTATTCCCAATCGGTGAGACAGAAACATCACCTGAAGATAGTGCCAAACCTGTAGAGGTTGATGAAGCAGAAAAATCTTATGAAGATGTCTATGGAATCAAAGCAGAAACATCTAAGGATGTATTTACTACAGAAGAAGAAGCAATAGACAGAGCAGAAGAAATAGGATGTGTAGGCACACATTCACACGAGCAAGATGGCAAAACAATCTATATGCCATGCAGAACTCATGCAGAGTACAACAGGCTAACAGAAGAAGAAAAAGCATTAGCTGATTTAGATTTAACACCATCAGATTCAATGGTTACAGAAGCAAAGCGAGGATTGGATTGGAGAAAGGAGTTCAATAGAGGGGGTACAGCAGTCGGTGTATCAAGAGCAAGAGATATTGTAAACAAAACAAGACTGTCTCCGAACACAGTTCTCAGAATGTTCTCATTCTTTTCAAGACACGAAATAGACAAACAAGCAGAAGGATTTGACAGAGGAGAAGATGGCTATCCATCAGCAGGAAGAATAGCATGGGCATTGTGGGGTGGTGATGCAGGATTCTCTTGGGCAAAGACTAAAAGAAATCAAATCATGAGAGAGCAAGAAAAGTCTGATGATTTTGAATACATAGAAGAAGCATGTATAGAACTTAAAGCATATCACGATGATGAAGAAGATGAGACTAAAGCACCAAGTTTGAGTGCATCAGTCAAGAAAGGTTTGCAAGGTAAAGTAGATAAACACAACGAAAAACATGGAGATAAAAAGGGTAAAAAAGTAACTCTTAGAATGTTAGGTGCTGTGTTTAGAAGGGGTATTGGTGCATATCGTACAAATCCAAGTTCAGTTAGACCAAGTGTGAGAGCAAGTGGTGGAGAGGACAGATGGGCATATGCAAGAGTAAATGCTTTCTTAGTAGCAGTTAGGACAGGGAAGTTCAGAGGTGGCAAGTTTGATTTAGACTTATTACCATCAGGACATCCTTTGAAGTCTAACTAGGAGTAACTATGCCTAGTACAAACAGGTCTAGTATATCATTGGCAACAGCTCATGATATTGTAAGGGCATGGAATCTGCCTGAGATGAAAAGGCAAAAAGATGTTTTTGAATATCTAGGTTTATCAACTGATTCAGGAACGATGTCATTTTACAGGCAACAAGCAGAAGAAATGACAGGCATACAACTACTGCCACATAACAACAATCGAAATGTGGTCGTTAGGACAGAGAGAGCCAACCTACCACCATTAACAAATAAAGTAGAAATAACAGACCATCCATATTGTATGCTTGTATTTTCTGATGCACATTTTGAAGGACACGAAACAGTATCATTTAAAATAATGTGTGAGGTATTAAAAGACCTACTTAAAACAAGGCAACTCAAATGTATAGTAGCCAATGGTGATATCATGGATATGTCTATCCTATCTTCTTTTGCAAAGTTTCACACAGAGATAAGACCAAAAGAAAGAACAGTACAAAAAGAAATATATGATTCACAGGCTCAGATAAACAGAATACAAAAGATAATAGATAAGGCTAAATATCCTATCAAGCAATTAGCAACCTTTGGTAATCATGAAACAAGATTATCTAAAGTAGCCATGTCTTGGGGCAGAGCATTTGAAGACTTAGAAGCATTTAAGATATCGAATCTATTTCCTGATTGGGAATGGGCTATGTCTCACTTAATCGATGATACTGTTATGGTCAAACACAGAATGAGAGGTGGGATACATACTGCATATCAAAACTCAATGAGAGCAGGTATCCACATTGTGACAGGACACACACATCAACTTAACTACAGAACTTTTAACACATACTCAACAAGCTCAATGTCAATACAGACAGGACATCTATCAGAATCTTATCATCCATATTTAGAAGATAATGTAGCTAATGATTGGAACAATGGATTCGCTGTAATAACGATTGACCCTAAAGAAAAAACAGTTCATCCTGAACTTGTGCAGGTAAGTAATCTGCATCGTTCAGCTTTCTTTAGAGGTAAAAAATATACAGTATGAAAGAATATCCTCTAGTCATGGTAGATTGGCTAGACCACACAGCAGATGCAAGATGGGTAGAAAACATTGATACATGTGAGCCTGAGTTGTGTCGTACTGTAGGTTGGCTAATTAAAGAAGACAAAAAGTCTTACAAGGTTGCCAATGCAATTACAAAAGAATCAGGTCTAGGTGGCATTTCTGTTATACTTAAATCTTGTGTAGAGGAGATGTGGATGATTGATGTAGAAGATGAAGAAAACTGAAAGGGAGTATTTACAGAAAGTACAAGAATTAGGTTGTATCGCTTGTATTAAACTTGGATATTATGATACACCTGCCGAGATACATCATGTTAGAAAGCTTGGAGAAAAAAGAAACCATTTCAGAGTGATACCATTATGCCCACATCATCACAGGACAAGCAAAGAATCACATCACTTAAATCCAAAATGGTTCAAAGAAACCTTTGGTACACAAGAAGATTTATTAAAAGAAGTTGAGATATTGTTAGATGTCAAAAGTAAGAATCAATAAAAGAAAAGAATACAGAGAACAGCTCAGGATGTTTATATCCATGAGTAATGCACTAAGAAGAAGAATAAGGCAGTTGTTTAAAGATTACTCTGAGTTAGCAGAAAATTTATACAATGATATAGGTGAAATACCACAGGAATACTACGATGACTTTTATAACGATACACTCAACATCTTAAATAGAAATGCAAGAGACATCATTATTTCTGTCGGTAACAGGCAACATAGATTAAGATTAACTAAACAAGAAGAAAATGAAATCGACCCAATCATAGTCAGATATGTTGCTACAGCAACAGCACAGAATGTAAGAAATATTACAGAGACCACTCGTAAGAAGATACAAGCTGATATTTCACTAGGTTTAGAGACAGGGCTATCAACAGACCAAATTGCAAAAAACATTAGAAAATCGACTGCATTTGCTCCAACTAGGGCTACTCTGATAGCAAGGACAGAATCACATCAAGCAATGAACTATGGTAATCAAGAAATTGCAAAAAGATTAGGACTGACAAGACCACTCAAAGAATGGGTATCAGCAATGGATGAAAGAGCAAGGTCATGGCATAAAAATACTGATGGTCAAAGAGTGGAGATTGATAAACCATTTAAAATACTTACACCAACAGCAGGTGGTGGTGTAGCAGAAAAAGAACTGCAATATGCAGGAGACCCACAAGGTGGAGCTACAAATGTTATAAATTGTAGATGTTTTGTAATATACTATGATGAGGGAGACATTGTTGAGTAAAAAAGAAGAAGGCAAGGCAAAAGGTCAAGATTACGAGAACTTCTACACAGAAGGCATAAATAAAGGGCTTTCTAATGCCCAAGCATCACTATATGCCCATGATTTACTAGCTAAAAAGTACAATTATAAGAATCCTTTCACAATTAAACCAAAATCCATATAAAAAACCTTTGACTTATACTTTAAGTATGTAATAATACCCATATAAGGTAATAAAACCTTATATTTAACAAAGGAGAAAATTATGACAAACACACAAGAAAATATAGTATCTAACCCAATAATTGATGAAATCGAAGCACAGCTCGACTTTGAGATTAATAAAAAGAAAGCTAAAATTTATAAAGAAGCAAGAGTATTGCTTATGGGTGTTACACTAGCTAATGCTGTTACACCATACACAACAAGAAGGTGGGGTGAGAAATTCACGAAAGAATTGTCTCGCAGAGTAAAAAGTGTAGACCTCTTTAAATTTCAAACTAAAGTAGAAACAATCAATAAATCATTATCTAAACTAGCTAATGAGCTTGATGACCTTTACTATGTCAAGAGAGGAATACTTAACAATTTCAAAACTGATGGTTTAGCTAAAACTCTTTTAAACATGGTTGAATATAATAAGAGACAACAGAACGATAGAGATAAAGTAGAAAAAGCAATAACTCAGGTCAATAAAATTTTAGGTACTATCTAAAGACATTGTAAATGAGTAAAGAGAGAGCAGACTTAGTTCTGCTCTTTTTTTATTGTTATTATAAGTAGTTTGTTGTTACAATAATCACAATACACTTGACAGGGATTTCGAGTTATGGCTATTGACCAAGAGGACAACATGGAAGTTGAACAAAACATTCTTGATTTAGAATGTGAATACAAAGAAATGGAAACAGAAGATGATGGCTCGTTTGAAGGCTATGCTTCAGTATTCAACAATAAAGACTTAGGCAATGATGTAATCCGACAAGGTGCATTCACTAAATCCATAGCAGGAAGAAAAGCAAGTAGTGTAAAATTACTTTACCAACACAAAACCGATGAACCTATCGGTGTAATAGATTCCCTAGAAGAAGATAAACGAGGACTTAAAATTAAAGGTCGTTTAGCTATGGGTACTCAAAAAGGTAGAGAAGTATTTGAATTAATGAAAATGGGAGCATTAGATTCCATGTCAATCGGCTATAAACTTCAACCTGATGGTTATAAGTACGATGATAAAAACAAAAGAAGAGTAATCAAAGAAGTAGACCTAATGGAAGTCTCAATGGTTACATTCCCAATGAATCCAAAGGCAAAAGTAACGAAAGTTAAATTAGCAGAAATGGATGCTAGAGAGATAGAAGCATACTTGCGAGATGTTGGTGTGATGTCTACGACTGTAGCGAAGCAAACTGCAAACATACTTTATAAATCATATCAAAGTGAAGATTCACTTGAAATGGTTGATGGTATCAAGCAGTTAATCAATAAACTTTAACTAAGAGGACAATTATGTCAGAAGAAGTCAAAACAGTCTTAGATGAGTTAGGTTCTAAATTTGAAGATTTCAAATCAGAAAACAAAACTCGTTTAGATGAAATTGAAAAAAAAGGACATGCTGACCCACTACTACAAGATAAAGTTGATAAAATGTCAGATGACATTGCTGAACTAGCAGAAGTCAAACAAGCACATGAGATTCAACAAAAAAATCTTGAAGAAGCGACAGCGAAAATCGAAAGTCTCGAAACAGTCTTAGCTAGACCAAATGCTTCTGCATCTAAAGATGTAGATATCCAAACAAAAGCATTCGGTGAATGGTTAAGAAAAGGTGAAGTGGATGAAATGGAAAGAAAAGCACTTTATGAATCAGATGATACATTAGGTGGTTTCTATGCTCCTACTGAGTATGTTGCAGACCTTATTAAATCTGTAACAGAAATTTCTCCAATTCGTTCTATTGCGAGAGTAAGACAAACAGATAAAAGAGGAATTGAGATTCCAAAAAGAACAGGTCAGTTCTCTGCATCATTTGTTGCAGAAACAGCTACTCGTTCAGAAACAACAGGCTACACAACAGGCATGATGTCAATCGATGCTCATGAAATGTATGGTCTAGTTGATATCTCACAAGCTATGCTTGAAGATTCTGCTTTCAATTTAGAATCCGAAATGGGTACTGAATTCGCAGAACAATTTGCAAAACTTGAAGGTACTTCTTTTGTTTCAGGAAATGGTGTTGGTAAACCTTTAGGATTTACTGATTCAACAGCAGGTGTTTCTTCTACCAATTCAGGTAGTGGTTCAGCACTTACAGCTAATGGTATCTTAGACTTGGTATATGCTATCAAATCTGACTATCTTGGTAATGCTCGTTTCGTAATGAACAGAACAACTTTTGCTAAACTTCTACAACTAGAAGATGGTGAAGGTCAAAAAATATTCCATGTTGGTTTAAACCTTGTAAATGGTGCACCTTCTACAATAGCAGGTCATCCATATACATTAGCTACTGATATGCCTGACATAGGTGGTAGTGCTAAACCGATTGCTTTCGGAGACTTCTCTAAAGCATATACAATCGTGGACAGAGTAAATCTTTCAGTAATGAGAGACCCATACTCACAAGCTACATCAGGTAACATCAGATATGTTGCTCGTAGAAGGGTCGGTGGAACAGTAGTTCTTGCCGAAGCAATTAGACTACAAAACATTAGTGCATAACAGGAGACAACTATGAGAGATTTATCTAACAACTTAGTTGCTGTAGTGGGAACTGTTCCTGCTGTTGTGACTGCTGATGCTAATGGGACAGCAGTAGACCTACAAGGGTTTGAATCTGCAATGGTTATTGTTAATACAGGTATAGAGGGAGATACTTTATCTTCTTCTGTCAAGTTTGACTTTATCCTTGAAGAATCAGATGACAACTCTACTTATACTGCTGTAACAAGTTCAACATCTGTAACTGAAACTTCTGTTGATAGTAGTGGTATATTTTTAACATTAGATGCAAATGGTGAAACACCACAAATCAAACAAATTGGTTATATTGGTGGAAAACGATACATCAGATGTAAAATTGATGCTACAGGTACTCATTCAAATGGTACTCCAATGTCAATAGAAATAATAAAAGGTAATCCACAGGATTCTGAGGATGCTTAATTAGTCTATAAATAGACTAGGTGGGTAGATTTATCATTCGGTCTACCCACCGATTGAGGTATACTATGACTGTGAGTACAGCATATACTGAGAGAGAGTTAGCTATAATTAAAGCTATCTACAAGATTGACCCAAAGGCTAAATTTAGCATCAAAGGTGGGTTAGAGAATCGTATTGACTTCTTGTATGGTGGTATCATATGGGAATCAGAACCTATTTCATGGGAAGAAGTAGTAGAAAAAATGTATGAATTAGAGGTAAATAAATGAAGATTAAAATGTTAATGGATTCATGTGGTACTGCAAACGAAAGTGGTAATGCTACAAAGATTTATAAAAAAGATGAACAGGTCGAATGTAGTGCTAAGTGGCAACAAGACTTAGCTAAAGTATTTGTAGCTGAAGGTCAAGCTATGGAAATTAAAACTGTAGAGCCTGAAGAAAAGAAAGTTACAAAAAAGAAAACAGAAGCAAAACCAAAGAAAAAGAAAGCAGTTAAGAAGTAGTGACATATGGCTCGTACTATCGGAACAGACTTTCAGGCTCAACTAGATAGCTCACAGCTACAACCTTTCTATGCTGTTTCTTTTGGTTTCTCACCAAGCAAATTAAATCTATGGACAGGCTACAATGATATTTTCATAGATTCCGAGACCTATATTGGTTCAGGCAATCTTATAGACATATCACAGATAGAAGAATCTGCTGAGATAAGAGCCACAGGTGTCAAGATAACATCT